CTGTTGTATTTGTGGTTCGATGGCTGGATATCTAAAACTCACATCCATAAACGTCACACTTTGATTTTCTTCGCCTGGAAAATCTTTTTGAATTTTAACTACCGGAGTGGTTTTTGGACGAGTGATTTTTACAATGTCAAATTGTTTCAGCTTGTCTTCTAAACCTTTCAAAAACTCTGGCGTTGCGTCACCCAGAACTTTGATCCTATAATCATAGGTTCTTTCATTTTCAGCGAGATATTGTCGGAATGTTTTCATATCAGTTCCCTATACGATATTTATTCTTTTTTGGAGTTTGTGCGTCGGTCACCCAACAAACGGTCCAATAATTCGTTGCGATCTAACACTTGACCTTGACCGGTTCTGGGCTCAGATCCTTCGGGCTGTTGTTGATCTAGCCGAACTTTTTTCAGTTGTAAGTCTACCATTTTAAGTTTTTTATTGAGCTTGGCTGTTTTGGCCGTGAGTGCATGCCCCAACATTGTGCCAGCTACAGCAAAAATCTCAGCGGCAAATCTACTGTCTACATTCATGCCAAGATCCATGAGCTCATCAAATGTTTTACTGGCCTTGTCAGCCAATTCGTCCATTTCTTTGTCGCTGGCTTCAAGATCACGGACCATTGGCAATGCTGCATCTATTTTGTCAATGGCTGAATCGATTTCGGTGATAACTGTTCGAGTTTCTGGCACAGTTATCTCGGGCAGAGAGGATTTATCTGATGGTGGAAGGTCAAAAAGTTGTTCGAGTTTGTGATTCATTCCATATTTACCGCTGACAACTCTTGCCCGGGAACAAGTTATTTTTTCTTGCCTTGATGAAACATATCTTGTTCGGTGATTATTCTAAAATGAATGCCTGCTCTTTTGCACCACTTGGATGCGGCATCCCATTTGGCATGATTGACAGCAACAACAGCTCGTTCTCGCAGGCTCATTTTTCCCTCAATGAGACTTTGTTTTCGTGGTTTGATTTCAACCAATTCTGCTCTAATTTGATTGTCCCGCCCACGATAGGTCATGAAAACATCAGGTATATAGTTGCTCATTTTACCTGTTACAGGGTTGCGATAAGGAATACTGATGCTTTCACTGGCCCATTGCAACACAGCATCGTTGTTGTCGCAGAATCGAAAAAACGCATGTTCCCAGCCAGATCTGTATCTGGGTGCACCTTTGCCTACATATTTTTCCGGGTGCTGTAGTTGATAAATTCCTTGTGCCCAACGACTCATGGCAATATATTTCTAGCTGTGTAAAAATTAGGCGTGGCTGGGCTACCGTAACCAATCAATGTTGCTGGGCTGCGCAAATTGTTTAGATAATAACTCAAAGTCTGAGTCAATTGAATTTGAGTAGTGCCCTGTGCCTGTATCTGTTGCAGCAAAGTCAAAACGTTTTGTCTAGTTTGATCAGCAACTCTAAACAAGCTCACTGTGAAATTTCCAGCAGCATCCTTGTCCGGCATCACACTAAGAAAAAAACTGTTGACAATGTCGTACTGTTCGGCAGATACTTCTTGCTCATAATTAAAAAATTGATCAAACACTCTGACAGTTTGATCAATTTTGGGATTCAATACATTGACTGTGTTGCTCATTTTACCACATTTCTAAGAAAAGTAAATCCACCACTGCTGGTTCCATTTTGTTGTTGACGTATAGCAGCAGGCAAAGTGTTTTTCAAAATATCCTTGGCTGCAAGATTGGCTTCTTCGTTGACCACACTTTTTAAGTTGGCCCCTTTGAACGTGTTGTACGTGGCCGCAGCTTTTTGTATAGCCCCAAGCGGATTAAAATTATCCGCGCTGAGGTCATTCACAATGCCTAGTCCAGCATCCAACAAACCGCCTTGGCCCAACACACTACGAGTGCTACCGGGTCTTGACAACGAACTTGGTGTCTTGTCATAGTATGCCGGGTCAGCGAACCCTTTCACAGCAGCGGCTGGAGTTTTTCCAATGTCACCTGCATAATATTTTACAGTCTCGTATTCAATGGTGCATGTATTGGTCATTGTACCTGCACCTTCTGAATAGTTATAGGTGTCATGTCGCCAGTCTTTGATCACAGGATTGATCAGTGTATACTGAGCAAATTTTCTACGATCCATACCGTAAATGGTGATGTCTCTGAAAAATGGCGGCTTTCCTGAACTTTCGTCACCTGCAGATTGAGCACCCGATGTTCCGGCATTGGATTGACTGTATGATTCACCTATAAAGCCCCAATCTGCCACTGGCCTTTCGTTGGCATAGGTGTCTCGGGAATTGTATGAAAATCCTGGTTTGCTAACCGGCGAAATACTTCCATTTTGTGGATTGCGACTTCCGTACTGTTGACTTGGATCTTTGTAGTAGTAACTGTAGTAGTTATACCACAAATTGCGAGTCACATCGCCGCCGTCGTCGTGAAATTCAATTTGTATAGGTGAGTATGTTATGTTTTTTTGAATTATTCTTTTTCGATTATACTGGTTCAGTGTTTCTGTGTTAATGGTATACTGGGGCAGTTGAACAGTTTTAACCATCAATCCAATGGTTGCTATATCTGTGGCATTGAAAAATTGTTTAAGAGTAGGGATCTGTTCAACATTCAGTGTGAAATACACATGGAACAGAAACTTGTATCGAGGTACAAGCTCATAACCGTTGGGTAAAAAGGTTTTTGCGGCGTGCGCGTAGTCTCTAAGACCGTTCGCACCCGCAAAACCTTTGAGGAAATCCTGGCCAAACGCCATCGAGATTATCCTGTTACAACGTTGTTGACCGTTCTTCCAATAACAGAACCAACACCACTGCCTTCTGGCACTTGGTTGGCATTGTCAAAGTTAATGGTAAGAGCAATGGTTGCCGGATCGCTCGAACTGTAGGCCATATCACCATAGTCTACAGACTTCAAATAGCAACCGTAGAGTTCCCAGGTTTCTAACACAATGGGCACAGCACCGCCGTTACCGCCATCTAACACTTCAAATCTTGTGGTAAACTTATAGTCAATGCCCGAAGCAGCACTGGCCATTTCTAAAAAGTCCATTTGCTTTTGAAGTTGTTCGCCTACTAGTCGTGTGACCTGACCTGATGCGTCGTCGCGCAAAGTGCAAGTGGTTTCTGCCCATGTGGCACGACCAGCCAATTTTAACAAACTGTTATAAACTGGGATGGTGATATCTTCAAAACTCAAGCTGGGACGCTTAAAGTCCATGACTTGTTTGGTTAATTCTGTTCTTGGTGTTGACACGCCAAAATTCTCAAATATTACTCGAAAGCGATACTTGAGTTTGGGCATGAGCAACCCTTGGTTACTCGCGCTTTGATCGCTTGCCAAGGGCACTGTCATTCTTGTTAATGATGCGACGGCCATAATGGTATCTCCTATATGATTATTTACCATGCGTGAGGTCAAAAAAAATGGGGTGTTGCCACCCCATTTTTGGTTGATGTTGCTGTGTTAGACAGCAGCAGCCTGGGCAACTTGACCAGCTGCAATCTCACCTGTGTTCTTGAGTCTAACTGGAATATAGATAAACTCAACTGCTTTGACAGGTTCAATTGCAATGTCAATCCACAGTTCGTTGGCGTCGATTCTTGCTGGTGTGTTATTTGTGTCGTCACAAATTACCAGGAAGTCATAGATACCACGTTTTGCTACCAAGTCAATCATCAGACCATTGACTGCATTTTTGATCTCGTCCCGTGTGATTTGATCATTGGGCTCAAACAAGAAGTTCTTGCCAATGCTTTCCAATCGTGAACGAATAAATGCAACCAGTCTTGCAACGTTGATGCGATCCAAGGAACTGGTAACATCATAAGTGGTCTTGTTACCAAAATTGGTAATACCAATGCCAGGAACAAACGTGATTGGGTTGATGCGGTTCAAATACAACACATCTCGCAGACCTTGATTCACGCCCAACGATACAAACTCGCCAGTTTGAGCGTTGATATAGCCGATTTGATCAGCATTGTCGATCACACCTCGACGTGTTCCTGCAGGAGCCAACCATGGATATGCAACTTCGTCGCTGCGAATAATGGTTCGAACCATCATATGACTAGGCGGCTGAACAACAATACTTCCGCCCAAATCTGTGGTCTGGCAACTGGGATAAAACACCGCAGAATATGGATCTGCCGCAGTCAACCCGTCTTGTGTTGCAAGACCAAGTCCGTTGTTGTTGGTTGCCCAGGCCACTAACTCGTTGGCTGTTCCGCCGAGACGCAGTGGCGTATCACCAACCACAAATCCTGTATTACCACGTTCATTGTTCAACGCAATCATGTTGGGAATCAGTTCAGGATATGCAGGGCATGCTTGAAGATTAAATTCTCTTTGCTCTTCTCTTATGCTGGTGCTGGAATCAATACCACTCTTGAGAGCTGCTACAACCAGTGCTCGTTGAGCTTGACGTCCCATGTATGGTGATCCGTCTGATTTGTTTCCGCTGGCTGTGACCCAACAGTTGGTCTGCAATGGAAGCCAATAACTGGTATTGGTTGGCACAGTTGATTGAGGCGGGTTAGCAATGGCCACATACAAAGTGGTTGAATAAAGAACTTGATCGCCGGTTGCGTAGGTTGTGGTGGTTTCCCAGGTGTTATATGCAAAATCTGTTGGATTAAAATAGTCAACTTGGAAACTCTTGACGTTGAATCCTGATCTGCGTGTGTTCCACAACAACATTCCAGCTGGATAAAGAGCAGGATCTGGTGCATCAACATCCAAATAATTGCTGGTTAACAAACTTTTGATAGTTGGAATATTACCTGTGATAGGATTAACTGTACCAGTT